CAGCAAAGTAGTGGATGTAAAAAATTTGCCAATAAACGAAATTGGTTCTTCTAGTCTTGGATTTGACCAACTAACGGGAGGAGCGAATATCTTTAAACGTGCCGGCGACAGCATAGATGAAAAAACAGGATTAGTTAAAAGAGAAGGAATGACCATAGACCCTAAACTTCGTGCATTTCAGTTCGGACAAGGGCAATCACTGACCGCCATTATTAATCAGGTTGTTTTAAGTTCTAAATATGCCTATAGTGCTATTAATGATAAAGTAACTCCAGAAGGATATATCAAGTGGTTTAAATTAGATGCTCAGATTGAACTTTTAAACCTAGACACATTAACAGGCGACTTTGCTAAAAAAATAACATATCGAGTGGTGCCATATTACATCCATCAATCAATTTTTTCAAACGTCAATGCAGCTCCTGTGGGATATCATGAACTGATGAAATCAGTGGTCAAAGAATACCAATATATCTATACAGGTCAGAATGTTGATATTCTTAGATTTGATATCGATATTAATAACTTGTTTTTCACAGGGGCTAATCCTGCAGCGGAAAACAAGTCATCAAAGACTGGTAACCAAGATCAAACATCCGCAGAAACTTTAAACCCCACTACCGGAACAGGTCAAGGAAGTGCACCGGCTTCGCAGGCAGCACAACTAGGTAGAGCTAGACCAAAACGAGATCCTAGATTGTTGAAGGGGTACAAAGGAGGATCGGGAACTAAGTCAGTAGAACAAAATGTAGCAGAAACCATGCAACAGGCGTTCCTGAGTGGTAACAGTGCCGATCTTATTTCTGTAAATTTAGAAATAATGGGAGATCCGTACTGGCTTGTGGACAGTGGAATTGCCAACTATTTTGCAGAAGCTCCGTCACCGACCAGCCAAATAACCAACGACGGGACTATGAACTATGAAAGCGGCAATGTCTATATCTATCTTACCTTTAGAACACCAGTCGATATCAACGAAATGTCAGGACTTTACGAGTTTTCCGATGACAGTAAAGAGAGTCCGTTTGGCGGCATATACAGAGTAGTGGCTTGTGAAAATACGTTTTCGGATGGCCAATGGAAACAAAAATTAAAATGTCTTAGAATGCCGGGTCCTCAAGGTCCTGAAATCACTGAAGAAGACAGTACAGGCACTGTAACTCCGGTAAATGCACTGGCTACGGATTTAAAAATGCAGGAATCTCCAAAAACCAGTCCCATAGGTGATACAGCAACAGCCACATCTGTTGTGAATAATGATTCTACAACCAGTGTGAACAATCGCACATCTACAACTAAAACCACCAGTAATCAAGCACCGATTAAAACAGGTTTTAGATATTACAGAGATCTAGGACAAGGATAATAAATGGCAGAATTAGGAAGACCTTCGGCAGAAGGTGAAGGAAGATCAGGGGTCCTCACACAGGGTATATATCTTGCTAGGGTGATTAGTCACCTTGATCCTACGTTCATGGGATCGTTAGAAGTTACATTATTAAAAGATCAAGCCAACGATCCCGGCGACGACAGTCAATTACACATAGTGAAATATGCTCCCCCTTTCTTTGGATATACAGGTTACGAGTATATGGGTAAAAATAATGGCACTACCTCTACTATCGAGGGATTCAACGACACACAAAAAAGTTATGGTATGTGGTTCGTGCCGCCGGACGTTGGTGTGAATGTACTGGTTTTGTTTGTGGATGGTGATCCTAGTCAGGGGTATTGGTTTGCCTGTGTGCCTGGTCGTAATATCAACAACATGGTTCCTGCCATCGCAGGATCTAAGATCAATTCTCTAGATGCTACAGATAAAACTAGATACGGTCCTATGAAAGATGCTCGAGGAAATTCTTTACCGTTGCCTGTGGCGGAAGTTAATAAACGTATTATAGGTGAAAAACCTAACGTTGATCCAGAAAAGTTTCCTCGAGTTGTTCATCCTATCGCTGATAGATTTCTAGAACAAGGTCTCCTGGAAGATGACGTTAGAGGCACGTCATCATCATCGCCTAGACGAGAGTTACCCGGAATGGTTTTTGGTATTTCAACTCCCGGACCAGTCGATCGTAGAACCAACGCTAAAAAAGCAGTGATAGGAAAAAAAGACAGCAAGTCTGCTCCATTGCCTATTAGTAGATTAGGTGGCACACAGTTGGTTATGGATGACGGCGATGATCGATATCACCGAGAAAAAACAGCTGCAGAAGGACCCGTGAAATATATTGATTTGTTGGATCCATCCGTTCAGAGAAGAAATTCAACAAGTGAGCCTACAGTTCCATACAATGAATATTTTAGAGTTCGGACACGTACTGGACACCAAATATTGCTGCATAATTCAGAAGATTTGATTTATATAGGCAATGCCAGAGGCACTGCCTGGATTGAAATGACCAGTAATGGTAAGATAGATATCTATGCTCAAGACAGCGTCAGCATACATACCGGTAATGATCTCAATATACGTGCTGACAGAGACATTAATTTTGAAGCAGGTCGTAACATGAATTTCAGAACCGAATCAGGTAAATGGCATGCAGAAATCGCCACAGACATGGAGTTCTTGATCAACAACGATGCCAAGCTTACAGTAGGAGCCAATCACGATGTATTAGTAGGTGCGAAACTCAAGATTTCAGCTAACAATGATATGGATATAGCTACTAACACAGAACTTAAAATATCTGCTACCGGTGATATCAGCCTAGGCTCCACATCAGAACTAAAAATGAATGGCACAAAAATCAATCTTAATGGTCCTAACAATGCAGAAACTGCGGTAACAGCAGACTTTGTGAGACCGTACGATCTCCGAGATAATCCTGCTACCAGCACTGCAGTAGGTTGGGATAAACGATATCAATCAGGTATAGTAAAGAGTTTGATGAAACGAATTCCTATGCACGAACCTTGGCCTCTGCATGAGCATCTAGCTCCTGCGCAACTAACTCCTGATATCACAGATAGGGACGTCTAATCATGGCAAATCAATTATATAATCAAAAATCTGTGGCTAACACCACAGCGGTTACAACAGAAAGCCAAGGTGTGTTCTTGTACAAAGGCTTCAGCAGTCAACAGAACTCAAAAAACTATAGACTCTATGATATTGATCTAGTCAAGCAGGACCTAATTAATCATTTCTATATCCGTAAGGGAGAGAAACTAGAAAACCCAGATTTTGGCACAGTGATCTGGGACATGTTGTTTGAAAATTTCACGGAAGATGTCAAACAGATTATTGCCAAAGACGTAGAAGCCATAATAAATTATGATCCAAGAATTTCAGTGAATTCAGTCACAGTGGACAGCACAGATCAGGGCATACGCATACAGGCTGACATAGTTTATATTCCGTTTAATGTCAATGAAAGAATGACCTTTGATTTTGATAAAACCAATAATATGATAATATGACCAGTTTATTTTACAACATAAATATTGGCATAGGGACTTGAAATGACCACTACCAGCAGACAAAATAATCTAATTCTAAACCAAGACTGGACTAGAATCTATCAGACATTTAGAAATGCCGACTTTAAAAGCTACGACTTTGAAAATCTGCGCAGGGTTATTATCACTTATCTGCGGGAAAATTATCCCGAAGATTTCAACGACTACATCGAATCATCTGAATATCTAGCATTGATAGATGCAGTGGCATTTCTCGGACAGAGTCTAGCCTTCCGCATAGACCTCGCCAGCAGAGAAAATTTTATCGAACTGGCCGAAACCAAAGAAAGCGTGTTGCGTATAGCTCGCATGTTGAGCTACAATGCCAAGAGAAATCAAGCTGCCTCGGGTCTATTGAAATTTACCAGTGTGGCCACCACCGAGGACATCATTGACAGCAATGGCCGAAACCTCGCACAACAAATCGTAAGTTGGAACGATCCAACCAACACCGATTGGCTTGAGCAATTCATTCTGGTGCTAAATTCTGCCATGGCAGATAACACAGAATTTGGTCGCAGCCAAGGATCAGCTACTATCCAAGGCATACCCACAGAACAGTATAGATTTAGAACCACCAGCACAGATGTGCCCATCTACAGTTTCAGTAAAACTGTGGCAGCCAGAGGCATGCTGTTTGAATTAGTTTCTACAGCATTTAAAAACAGTGAAAACATCTATGAAGAACCTCCAGTTCCTGGCAACCAACTGGGATTTGTTTATAGAAATGACGGCACAGGTCCTGGTAGTCCTAACACAGGATTTTTCCTGATGTTTAAACAAGGCACATTAGCTCTAGCTGATTTTGGCATAGGAGTTCCGACACCTAATGAAAAAATAGCCATTGATGCTGCCGACATCAACAACGACGATATTTGGTTGTTTTCATTAAACAGCGCAGGCGCACAGTTAGAAGAATGGACCAAGGTATCAACATTAGTGGGCAACAACATAGCCTACAACAGTGTAGAACAAGATATAAGAAACATATATGCAGTCAATACCAAAGAAAATG